TCAAGACCAAGCTTTTGAATCTTTGCTCGCCCACCAAGTAGATCACCCCACCATTTATATTGGCTACCTAAAAGGTATTGAAGATCAGAGCGAGAGAATCCACGCTTAACCCTTCCACTAGGAGATGAGCGTACATCTATGACTATGGCATTAAGACTAGAAGAAATCTCACGCAATCTCTCAGGAGATAAAAATTGATAACCAATCGTATAAATCATAAAGACCTCAATTTGCTAAATAATGAAAATACTTCTAAGATGGTAACATTATGGCATTAAATTGTAACCCTAGGGGTAATACTTATGGAAAATACTGAACAAAATCAACAGTTTACCGATGAAACTGTAGAAACTGTCGAAGGGGATGATACCAATCCCAATGGGGCTGGTAGAAAGCCTTGGATACCGAGTGATGAAGAATTGGAGAAGGTTACCAAATTGGCATCACAAGGAATGACACAAACGCAGATAGCTGATTGCCTTGGCATCCATATAGCTACTCTCATGGCAAAGAAGAAAGAGTTCGACAAATTAAACGAAGCTATAAAAAAGGGAAAGTCATTAGGCATAAGCTATGTAACGAATAAGCTCATGGCAAAGGTCGGTGCGATGGATACTACTTGCATCCTGTTCTACCTTAAATGTCAGGCGGGATGGAAAGAAGCAAGCACTATGGATGAGATTGCCGCTAATGGTGGCAAGATTGAACTTATCATCAATGGCGGACCACCAACAGATTATTGATGAAATACAGAATAGACTTACCAACATTCCATACTGGGCAAGACGAAGCATGGAAAGCTAGAGGAAGATTCACCGCCCTAAGAGCAGGTAGGCGGATGGGTAAGACCGCAATGATGCAAGCTATTGCTTGCCGTAAGGTAGCAGAGGGTAAGAATGTAGGATGGTTTGCTCCGAGCTATAAACTGTTAGCTGAAGCCTATTCCGAGATTCAAGAAATGATAAATCCTATTATCAAATCAGCTTCTCGTATGCAAGGTGTCATTAGAGCCACTACTGGTGGGCGAATAGACTTCTGGTCATTAGAGAATGAACGAGCAGGTCGCTCTAGGAAATACCATGTAGTCATGCTTGACGAGGTTGCCTTTGCTAAGAATGGCAATATGATGAAGATATGGGATACCGCCATTAAGCCTACATTGCTGGACTATACAGGCGAGTGCTGGGCTGGTAGTACCCCAAATGGTATTGATTCAGAGAATTTCTTTTGGCGGATATGCAATGAGAAAGAGCATGAGTTTGTAGACTTTCACGCTCCTAGTGCTATCAACCCTTATTTGCCAGCCGAAGAATTAGAGAAGCTCAGATTAGTGAGCCACCCACTCGTATATAAGCAAGAGTACTTGGCTGAGTTTATTGATTGGGGCGGAGAAGCTTTCTTTAGCATAGATAAACTGCTCGTAGATGGTCAGCCTGTGGACTACCCAAAGCGTTGCGATTATGTGTTTGCTGTCATGGATACTGCCATCAAAGGCGGTCAGGAACATGATGGAACTGCCATTATCTACTTCTCGTTTGATGACTTTGATGAGAAGGGCTATAAGCTAACGATTCTTGACTATGATGTGATTCAAGTTGACGGAGCATTACTGGAAAGCTGGATGCCTTCACAGTTAGAGCTAGTCGAGAAATACCATAAGCAATGTGGTGGGCGATATGAGCCAATGGGTATTTGGATTGAAGATGCGAGTACTGGTTCTATCCTGTTGCAACAAGGCGGTAACAAGGGCTGGAACACCAACAAGATTGATTCGGGGCTTACAAGTGTAGGCAAAGATGAACGAGCTATTAGCGTTTCTTCCTATTTTGAACAAGGAATGGTTAAAATCTCTCGTCATGCTTATGACAAATTGGTAAACTTCAAGGGCGCATCAAGAAATCATTTGCTTTCCCAAGTTACTACCTTTAGGATTGGCGATAAAGAAGCTGGCTCAAGGGCTGATGACTTGCTCGATTGCATGGTATATGGTCTAGCAATTACCTGCGGAAACAGAGAAGGATATTAAAGCATGGCAGATATAAGCATTAACAGTTCGACTGTTTCGGCATCATTAACCACTATCCTATCCTCTAATTTAGAGCCGGGTACTAATGTTGGCTATGAGTTATGTAAGACCCTTTGGGAATTCCATCCGCTAGGTGGCAAAATGATTGAGAAACCCGTAAGGTTAGCGTTAAGTAAGCCTAGGGTTATTAACATCGACATTCACCCCAAGGATATGTTGATTAAAGCATTTCAGAAAGAGTGGGACAGTTTAGGTGCGACAAATCATATTCGTGATGTTATGTATATTACTCGTGTATATGGCGCAGGGGCTATTGTCTATGGCGCAGAAGGTATCCCGACAACAGAACCAATTGATCCTTGGAAACTGCCCGACTTAAATCTGTACTTCAATCAGCTTGATCCGTTGAACTTGTCTGGCTCTATTGTTACCAATCAGAACCCTAATGCCCCCGACTTCCAAAAGCCTAAGCCTACTATTACTGCGGCTGGACAGCCTTATCACCCAAGCCGTAGCTGTGTCGTATTCAATAACACCCCAATTTATCTAAGATTCCAATCTTCCGCATTTGGCTTTACTGGTCGTTCTGTATTCCAGCGAGCTTTATACCCAATGAAATCCTATGTTCAATCCATGATTACGGATGACATGGTGACTGTGAAAGCTGGATTATTGATTGCCAAAATGAAGCAATCGAACAGCATTGTCAATAGAGCTATGCAGATTGCCGCAGGTATCAAGCGTACTGCATTGCAACAAGGCTCGACCAATAATGTGCTTTCTATTGATGTAGAAGAAGAAATTGCCGCAATTGACATGAATAACACCGCAACTGCGATGACAACGGCTAGAGATAACATTATTGCCAATATTGCCGCCGCTTCTGATGTTCCAGCTATGCTACTCAAAGATGAAGCCCTGACTAATGGCTTTGGTGAAGGTAGCGAAGATGCTAAAGCCATCATGCAATACATTGACGGAATCAGGGAAGATATGCGTAGCCTGTTTGAATTCTTTGACAATATCGTCATGCACAGGGCTTGGAATCCACAGTTTTATGAAGCCGTACAAAATGCTTACCCTGAGTTGTATAAAGACAAGACTTACGAAGAAGCGTTTTATATGTGGAAAGATGAATTTAAGCCTGAATGGGAAACACTCCTTGACGAGCCTGATTCTGAGAAAGCTACTGCCAATGATGTGCGCTTAAAAGGATTGACTGAGATTGCTAGAACTATCATGCCTAGCGTAGATCAAGCCAATAAAGCTAAGATTATCCAATGGATGGCGGATAACCTTAATGAAATGCCTGATGCTTTTGTTTCTGATCTGGAGCTAGATTATGAAGAAATTGCCGCTTATGAGCCACCAGTAGTACAACCCGAAGAAGAAAAGATACCTAAACCAAACGCATCATGACCTTTTTTGAAGTCATCAATTCTGCAATTGCGGACTTTCTCAAGCATGGGTTTGATGATGTCAAACGCCTAGACCATTGGCTTTTGCAAATCCGAATGTCAGCACAAGCTCATCTCATGAGCGAGCGAGAGATGCAACACAGAATGGAAAAGGCTTTGCGTGGTGTTTTTGAAAGGCTTGTTACCAAAAATGGATTGGTTAGCAAAGATGTCAGCAAGTACGACATTACCAAACTATCAGGAAAGCTTAGAGCCGAGTTAGATAGGCGAATTATTGCTTCTGCTAATCTGATTAAAGATGATCGAGAACAGTCTATCCACATGGTACTGCGTAGGTTTGAGGGATGGGCTACCTCTATTCCGTCAGGCGGAACAAAAGTTAAACCAACACCAAAAGAGAAATCCGCCATTAAAAAAGGCATGAGTGATATAGGCTTTAAACAAAGGCGAGTGATTATTGACCAAACCCATAAGTTAATCGCCAATATCAATGAGATTGTTGCCATAGATAATGGAGCAATTGCCGCTAGATGGCATAGCCATTGGAAGCAAATGAATTACGACTACCGAAAAGATCATAAAGAGCGTGATAGCAAAATCTATGCTGTGCGTGAATCTTGGGCTGTCAAAGAAGGTTACATATCGCCAATAAATGGATATACTGACGATATTACTTCTCCGGGTGAGGAAGTATTTTGTAGATGTAACTATGTGTATTTGTATAACTTGCGTCAGGTTAAAGATTTATTAACCAAAAAGGGTTTAATGGCGTTACAATCACCAAAAAATACTTAGGGTATTTGCTTATGCCATTCAAATCGGAACAACAAAGAAAAGCCATGTATGCGGCG